TTCTGTAAAAAAAGAATATAGATGCACTCTTCCTAAAGATGAAGAGAAGAGAACGCAGTGCTATAAATGGCTTCGTGACCAAGGTTTGGGGGACATTATTAAAAACAATGTCTTCGTTACTTTTGGAAAGGGAGAAGATGACAAGGCGGAGCAATTGCTCAACCTTGCGGCAGAGAATGGCTTTGAACCACAACAGAAATCTGATGTGGCTTGGATGACATTGACTGCCCTATTTAGGGAGCGTATCGAGTCCGGGCTCGATATGCCTTCCGATGTCTTTAGTACGTGGATTAAAGACAAAACTAAAATCACCCGGAAATAACTAATGGAGAATGTATAATGGCTAATGAAAGGTTTTGAGAATATGACGCAAGAAGATATGGCGTTACCATTTGTCAGAATCTTGGGACAACTATCACCGCAGGTAACTGATGGTGATGCAAAGTATATAGAAGGTGCCAAACCTGGTATGATCTATAATACTGTTACCAGCGAGTTATACGATGGTAAAAAAGGTATCAAGGTTATTCCTTGTTACTACAAAAAAGATTATCCGGAATGGTCGGATAGGGGGGACGGACCAGGTGCTCCAGTCGCAGTTCACCTACCGCAAAGTCCGATAATCGGAACAGGTAAGAGAGATGGCTCAAAGATTAGATTGCCTAACGGTAATTATCTTGAAGAGACAGCTTCTTACTACGTAATGATTGAGACAAAAACAGGGGGTTATACTCCTGCTTTGATTACAATGAAATCAACTCAATTAAATGTCAGCAAGAAATGGAATTCTATGATGAAAACCATACAAATTGCTGATGGCAAGGGTGGATTTGCTATCCCTCCTATGCACGGTGTGGTCTATAATCTAGCATCTACCTTACAAAAGAACGATAAAGGTTCTTGGTATGGCTGGGTTGTGACACAGGACAGAATTTTAGGTCAAGCAGATAAGTCTTTGTATTTGAGTGCAAAGGATTTTTCTGGAAATGTATCTAAAGGGAACGTTCAAACAAAAGCTGATGTGGAAGAGAAAGTATCGGACTCAACTCCGTACTAACCAAAATAGAGGGGGATTGCAAAATCCCCCTTTACAAAGAAAAAAGAAATGATAATGAGAAAAGATAAATTCAAAAATATATTTAGTGGACTTACAATAGCATATGGACAATATCAACCTGGAGAACGTGGCGAAAACGGAAAGCAACAAGGAAAAGCTTTTATTGTACGTGGTACCGTCACAGAAGAACTCTGGGAAAACCATCTCACAGGAAAAGGTCCAGCCCTGGGCATCATCCCCATTACGGAGAACAATGATTGTAGGTGGGGGTGTATTGATATTGACGAATATAATTTTGATCACACTGGCCTCATTAAAAACATTCGGGATAATAAACTCCCTTTAATAGTTTGCCGTAGTAAATCTGGCGGCGCACACGTATTTTTATTCACACGAGAAAATATTCCTGCATCATTGATGCAATCTAAATTAAAATCTTTTGCTATTCTTCTAGGTTATGAAGGGTCAGAGATATTTCCAAAACAAACAGAAATACTAGTGGATCGTGGGGACACTGGTAATTTCTTAAACTTACCCTACCACAATGAAATGAAAGGACTACGTTATGCTATCAACGATACTGGCGCCGGTTGTACACTTGAGGAATTTTTTGAGCTCTATGATATTTATGCGCTCACAAAAGAGCAAGTCGAAAAAATTAAAACTGAAGAGAAAAAAATAGAAGAAGCATTTCCTGGTGGCCCTCCTTGTTTAAATAAGTTAGCTTCGATTGGTTTCGGGGAGGGCTCAAGGAACAACGCATTATTTAACATTGCAGTTTATTACAAACAAGCAAAACCAGATAGTTGGGAAGATGAAATTGTAAAAGCGAATATGGAATATATGGATCCACCATTAAGTAATAGTGAGGTTCAACAATTAATTAAATCAGTTAATCGAAAAGGTTATGATAAGTATAGATGTAAAGACGCACCAATAAATTCTGTTTGTCAATCTGGTTTGTGTAGAACAAAAAGATTTGGTGTAGGATTCGGCGAAGAAGAAATGCCATTACTAGGTAGCTTAACTAAATACTCATCAACGCCACCACAATGGTTTTTAGATGTCAGTGGAACGCGGATCGAATTAAAATCAGAACAACTTTATAATCCAGGTATGTTTGCATTAGCGTGTTTAGATCAAGCTAATCTAGTTGTACCTGTACCAAAACCAAAAGATTGGAAACAACATTTTTTAAAACCTTTGATGCAAAATTTACAAGAAGTAGAACCATTAGAATCTTTGAATCCTACTAATGAAATTACAGGACTACTACAAGACTGGACTACTAACAGACAATCAGCAAGAACTATGGATGATGTATTTAACAAACTACCATACACAGATGACAAAAGAGAATTTACATATTTTAGAATGGAAGACTTTTTTAATTTTTGTAAACGAAATCATTGGGAGAAAGATAAAACACAGACAGGTAATTTAATAAAACAACTTGATGTGTTTGTGGAAGAAGCAAGAGTAAGAGTTAAGAAACAACAACCAAGATTAATTAAAATAAAAACTATGAAACAAGTGGAGGCAACGACTTCAAAAGTTCCTTATCAAGAAGAACACTTCTAATGTTTGATAGAGATGTAGGAAAGAATTGGCACTTAAGATTAAGATTGAAGATAGAAAAATTACAGGAAAGGGTAGACTATTTAAATCTTCACAACAGAATATTAAGAAACAAATTAAAAAAATATGAAAACAATAATACTAGGACCTCCTGGAACAGGCAAGACAACAACACTGCTAAATCTAGTGGACGAGTTCATACAACAAGGGATAAGACCTAAACAAATTGGGTACTTTTCGTTTACTAAAAAAGCCGCGACAGAAGCGGCAACTAGAGCTGCGGACAAATTTGGCCTAGATTTAGAAAATGATTTAAGTAATTTTAGAACTCTACACTCTTATGCCTTTGCACAACTAGGTATGACTAAAGAAAAAATGCTAGGTCGTGATGATTACAAAGAGTTTGGTGAGAAATGTGGCATACCAATTAGAGTTGCAAAATTTTCTGACAGTGATGGTACATTTAATTCTGATAATGAATACCTGACAATCATAAACACAGCTGCAGTTAAACGAATAGATCTACTAGAGTATTATGATTCAAGACAAAACATACTAGACATAGAACGAAACACATTATTCTTATTGGCAGAAGAACTAAAAAGATTTAAAAAAGAAAAAGGACTCAAGGACTTTAATGATTTACTAGAAGATTATATTAAAAAAGAATCTGTAAATAGTTTTAAAGTATTGTTTATTGATGAAGCACAAGACTTATCTTTACTACAATGGGAGATGGTAAGGAAGTTATGGTCCAATGCAGATAAAACTTATATTGCAGGCGATGATGACCAGGCTATATTTAAATGGGCCGGTGCAGATGTAGATCATTTCATTGCACTCAAAGAAGAAGTAAATGATATAAAAATTTTAGATCAATCTTATCGTATACCTGGTGGACCTATACACGAGCTCTCACAAAGAATAATTGGTCAAGTACAAAACAGATTTGATAAAGCATACAAACCTAGAGCAGAAGAAGGTATTTTAAAAAGATACTCTGACATTACCCAAGTAGATATGAGTCAAGGTAATTGGTTAGTGTTATCTTCAGCTAATCATTTTTTAGATGATGCAAAAGATTTATGTGAATTACAAGGATGGTATTATCAATTCAAAGGTATCAACTCTGTACCTTTGAAATTATTACTAGCTTTAAATAATTGGGAGCATTGGCGTAAAGGTGAAATGTTAAATCATCTTGAGATAAAAAACATCTATGAATACCTTGGATCAAATGTACTAGAAGGATTTAGAAAAGGTAAAACATTACACGCTGATGAAAAATATACATTACAAGACTGTAAAGATAAACACGGTCTGATAACCGATAAGGTTTGGTATGAATCTTTTGAAGGATTAGATACCATAACTGAAAACTACATTCGTAATATGAGGGCGAATGGAGAAACACTTAATAAAAATCCTCGAATAATAATGTCAACTATACACGGAGCGAAAGGAGGAGAAGCTGACAAAGTTTTATTGATGCAAGATTTAACGAACGCTGCACTTGAAACATTTAGTCACGACCCAGATGAATTACATAGATTATTCTACACTGGAGCGACGAGAGCGAAACGTGAATTACACGTGTTAGATCCAAGAGACTTTGACAAAGCTTATATACTATGACCCACAAAGATTTATTTAAAGGAACAACATACGACTCACTAGAAAAGCAGGTAGGCGGGAAGCACTACCGCAATATGAAAATTCAACCTGCACATTTTATAAATGAAAACAAGTTGCTTTTTGCGGAAGGGAACGCTATAAAATATATCTGTAGACATCAGTCAAAAGGAAAAGAAGAGGACGTGAAGAAGGCAATACACTATTTAGAAATGATTATTGAAAGGGACTATTCGTGAGAAGTACCCAGATACCGTTGTTTACTCCAGAAACGGAATGGGTTATGCCTGAAGAATTAAAAGATCTTCAAGGGTATAAGGAAATAGCTATAGATTTAGAGACTAATGATCCCTATCTGACTACACTTGGGTCAGGTAATGTATCCGGAAAAGGACACATTGCTGGCGTTGCGGTAGCCGTAGAGGGCTGGTCAGGGTACTTTCCTATCTACCACGAGTCTGGTGGTAATATGGATAAAAGATTAGTTTTATCTTGGCTACAAGATATATTAAATCAACCCAATACTACGTTTATATTTCACAATGCAATGTATGATGTGTGTTGGTTGAGGAAGGAAGGTCTGTCTATAAAAGGCCACATTGTTGACACAATGATTGCAGCCAGTCTTATTG